CTTTCGCATAAAAGGTAGCAATATTATAAGATTTGGACATTTGGGACAAAAGTGTCTACCATGTTTGAAAAAGGAATTTAAAGAGAATGGAAAACTAACTAATGTCACAACCAACTGCAGGCAGGCCACCAAAGCCAAATGAACTTAAAAGGCTACTGGGAAACCCAGGAAATCATCCGTTGCCTGATCTTAATCTTATTACTCATCTGCCTATGGCAAGAGAAATACCACCAGCACCAGAAAATCTTAATCACTCTGGATTAGATTTATGGAATCGTGCTTGGGGAATCGCTATAACTTGGCTTAGTCCAGTTAGTGATATTGAGTCAATTAAAAATGCATCACATCTGGCTGATGCTAATGAAGCAGCAAGAGAGCGTTATATGATTTCTACAGAGCCTGCTGATGCTAAAGCCTATGTGGCAATTAATAAAGCCTACACAGATGCTTTGACTTCACTGGGCTTTGATCCAGTCTCAAGATCTCGCTTAGGAGTAGCAGAGGTAAGGGCAGCAACATCAATTGATAAACTGTTAGAGAAAAGACAGAATCGTGCCAAGATCATTTTTGAAGAAGACGACATAAACCAAGGGGCAGAGTATGAAACAAGTAACACTTAACGATATAGGAACACCAGAAGACTTCCTAAGAGCAATAGATGAATCAATGAAGCAGTATTTTGTTGGTGATATTGTAAAAGGCATAGTAGTTCAGATTGATCGTGATGGAATCCTACTAGATATTGGCTGTAAAAGCGAAGGCCATATCCCAAAGAAGGAAGTATCTGCCAAGAGAATCTTTGATATTGAGGACATTATCTCAATTGGACAGTCAGTAGAAGCCACTGTAATAGGCATAGATGAAGAGTCTTATGTTCTTTCTATGAAGGAATCAGAAGTTGAAACCCTATGGAACTCAGTTGAGGCTATCTGGAACTCTGAGGACAAGTTAGTATCTGGTGAAATTACCAGAGTTGTCAAGGGTGGAATGATAGTTGACATTGGCCTAAGAGCATTTCTTCCAGCATCACAATTCCATGTTGACAAGGTAGATGACTTTAACAACTATGTTGGCCAAAGAGTAGATGCCAAGATCATTCAGTTTGATAGAGAAAAAGGAAACATAGTCATTTCACGAAAAGCACTTGTTGAGTTTGATCAAAAGGAAGATAAGAAGATTCAGTTTAGTAAGTTGGCAGTAGGCCAGGTACATACTGGTAAAGTTTCAGGCATAAGTGACTTTGGAGTATTCGTTTCTCTTGGTTTAGTGTCTGGTTTGGTCCATAGTTCTAAGATGGGTAAACTCACTCCTGATCAATTTACGATTAGCAGTACTATTCAAGTAGAAATTATTGATATTGATTTTGATAAGGATAGGCTTTCGTTAGCATATAAGGGTTGATTATGGAGAAAATACAGTCATGGCCTCCAACATATCTCTCTCCTGTGTCAGATCTTGAACTAGCAAATAGTCGTGGCTATGATGTTATTGACTTTGCTGAGACACTTTGTCGCATTACAGAAGACTCAATTGCAGGCAATGTTGGAGATAGGTTAGTTTTAAGACCCTGGCAAAAACAATTACTTCTACATTTGTATGCAGAAAATGATGATGGCCTTCTAAAACATCGTCGTGCTTTGATTGGGATACCTCGCAAAGCAGGCAAGTCTGCACTACTGGCAACGCTAGTACTAGAGCAGTTATTGCTTGGCGTAAGAGGTGGACAGATTTATTCATGTGCTGCGGATAAAGAACAAGCAAAGATTATTTTTAAAACGGTAAAGAGAATGGTTGAATTAGAACCAGAGTTATCTGCCGTACTACAAACTTTCAGAGATGTAATCTATAATCCTGGAACAGGTACAGTTTACAGAGCACTTTCCTCAGAAGCGTTCACAAAAGAAGGTTTAAACTCTACATTTGTGGCCTTTGACGAGTTACACTCACAGCCAAACAGAGAGTTGTATGACACAATGTCGCTTTCTATGGGTGCTCGCTTAGAGCCAATGCTTGTAGCAATCACCACTGCTGGAACGAAATACGACTCTTCTGGCAAAGATTCTCTATGTTATCAGATGTATAACAGAGGCATTCAGATGACTAAAGACATTGTTGAAGATCCTTCCTTCTTTTTTGCCTGGTATCAGGGTGATGAAAAACTTAATTATAAGGACGAAGACAACTGGAAGATAGCCAATCCGTCCTACGGAGATATATTATCTGCAGACGATATGAAGTCTGCTGTGCTACTGACTCCAGAATCAGAGTTCAAAACTAAAAGACTTAACATCTGGACAGACTCTGCTCAGAACTGGGTTCCTTCAGATGCATGGGATGCCCTGACTCTTAAAGACAGAGAACAAATTCCTGGAGAAGATGTTATAATAGGCTTTGATGGATCTTTTAACGGAGATGCAACTGCCATAGTGATTTGGTATTTAGGTGGAGATAAGCCTCACTTAGATATCTTAGACATTTGGGAAAGACCAGATGGAGTAGACCAAAACTGGTTTATTCCAATTCCAGAAGTTGAACAAACTATGATTGATATCTATAGAGATACAAACTATAGTGTTCGTGAAATAGTTTTTGATCCTGCAAGATATTCAAGAACTTTTATGCTATTTGATGAAGAGGGAATGCCAGTGGTAAGTTATCCAAACAGTGCCGAAAGGATGGTCCCAGCAACTGCTAAGTTCTATGAGGCAATAATGAACAAGTCATTTACTCATTCTGGACACGAAGCATTGAGTAGACATGTTGGTAATGCTACTACAAAGACTTCTTCAAGAGGTCTAATGATTCAAAAAGCAAATAGTAAGAAGAAGATTGACGCATGTGTTGCTGCCATATTTAGTTATGACAGAGCAACTGTGCCAAAGCCTACAAAACCAGTAGCAAGATTCCATTCAATATAAGGAGAGCAATGAAACTAAAGAAACCAAACATAGATTGGTCATTGACCACAGAAGTTATAGGCGTAAGTCTTTCTTCTTATGGATTGTTTTTAATATTCCCACCAATTAGTTTTATCGCACTGGGTGCATTTTTAATATGGTTAACGGAGAAGGAATAATGACTGCTGGTATATATAATTTTACTTTAGATCAAGGTGGAGTTCTCTACTTAAACCTTGTGTATGAAGATTCAAATGGAGACCCTATAGACTTAACAGGTCAGACTGGCCGTATGCAATTGCGTCGTAAGTTTTCATCTGTTGCTGATTTAACTTTAACAACATCAAATGGTGGAATTACAATTACTCCACTTACAGGCAATGTATTAATTACCATGACAGATGAACAAACAGGAGATCTAGAACCTGGGTTTTTTCTTTATGACTTAGAACTTAACAATGCAGGAGTTATTGAAAGAATAATTCAAGGACAGATAACTGTAAATGCTCAGGTGACGCTAGATGCCTAATAATATTGTTGATGATTCAGATCCAAATTTAATTATTGTTAGTTCTCCTGGCCCTCAAGGGCCTCCAGGTGCTTCTGGCCCTGCAGGTGGACCAACAGGTGCGACAGGAGCCACAGGTGCAACAGGCCCTGCAGGCGTTGGCACCACAGGAGTAACAGGTGCTACTGGTCCATCAGGATCCACAGGACCAACAGGTTCTACAGGTCCAACAGGAGTTAGCACTACTGGTTCAACTGGTTCAACAGGACCTACAGGACCAACAGGTCCCACAGGAATAGGCACCACAGGTGCCACAGGACCTACAGGAGCAACAGGAGTATCTGGTTCTAACGGAGTTACAGGACCTACAGGTCCCACAGGAATAGGCACCACAGGTGCAACAGGACCTCAAGGAGTAACTGGAGATGTTGGCCCAACGGGCCCTACAGGTGCAGGCACCACAGGTGCAACTGGTGTAACAGGTGTTACAGGAGATGTTGGCCCAACGGGCCCAGCAGGAGTAACAGGAGTTACTGGATCAGCAGGAGTTACAGGAGATACAGGCCCAACGGGCCCAACAGGAATTGGCACCACAGGTGCAACAGGACCTCAAGGTGTTACAGGAGATGTAGGCGTTACTGGTGTAACAGGACCTGCAGGACCTACAGGACCAACGGGTCCTTCAGGATCAACGGGTTCCACAGGTGCAACGGGATCAACAGGACCAGCAACACTTCCTGAGAACAGTCAAGGTTCTGCATATGTTGTAGTCGCTGGTGATAATGGAAAGTTTATTAACATTACAACTGGCGGAATAACAATAAATACAACAACTGCTATGACTGCTGGACAGAACTTTGTTATCTATAACAATTCAGGATCAACACAAACGGTTACTGAAACAGGTGTAACTTTAAGATTTTCTGGTACATCAGGTACTGGAAATAGAATAATTCCTCAGCGTGGAATAGCAACAGTTTTATGTGTTGGATCAAATGAATATGTAATATCAGGACCAGGCTTAACTTAATCATGACTTTTTCTGCAATGGCACTAGGGGTTAATCAAACTAAAAGACAGTTTATTGCTGTTGGAGGAAATAGTCCTCAAGCAACGGCTTATGAATTCTCAACTGGTGGTTTTGGAACTCAATGGACGGCAGGAAGTGGAAATCGTCCAGGATCAA